TGTGGGTATACAACTGGTTGGCGACCTGGAAGTAAGTTAGGTTTCAAGTTAATTAAGTTGATGCGAATATTAGGCATTGACGAAGCTGAAATACAACGACTTAAAATTTTGTTATGGGATCAAGTTATTGAGGAAGTAGCAGAAGAAGAACAAGAAGTGTTTAATAAGGAATGGCCAGAAATTCCATATCCTTTTGAACTAACAGATTTAAGAGACGAGGCTGTTGAGTACCTAACAGGTAGAGGTATATTTGAATTAGCAAAGTGGGAGCAAACAGATCAAATAGGAATGAAACAACGTATTATTTTACCTTATACAGATAATTCAAAAGTAGTTGGTTATATGGCACGTTGGATAGGCGATCCTCCTAAAGGAACTGCTAAGATGTTAAGAAAGTCTCCAGATGAATTTGTTTTTAATTTAGATAAGCAACCAAAGAAACGTAAATATACAATAGTATGCGAAGGTGAATATGATGCCTTAGCAATAGGCGGTGTTGCTATACTATCTAATAAAATTAGCAAATATCAAGCACAACTAATTGAGGATTTAGATACAGAACCGGTAATGTTAGCAGACAAAGATCCAGGTGGCAAGTCGTTAGTTGAAGATGCAATTAACTTAGGATGGAATGTTAGTTTTCCAGACTGGCCAGCAGGAATAAAAGATGCAAATGAGGCAATATTGCATTTTGGAAGAGTAGCAACCTTGCAAAGTATATTAATGGCGATTGAACACTCGCCTTTGAAGGTTAAATTATTAATGAGGAGATGGTGTGTATAGTTTAACGTTGATCTGGAAAGAAGGACAAAATGATAATGCCTTTTGGGAAGAGGTAATCTTATGGATGACTACAGAATTTGGGTTACCCTCATATAAAGTAAGTAATTGGAAGGCTAGACCAATAACACGTTGGGCATATCAATCATCGCTAGACGAGATGAGATTTAAATTCCGTAATAAAGAAGACCAAATGTTAGCAAAACTTAGATGGGGCAATGATGGCTGAAGATGAAATTAAAGAATATAGTTACGAATTACAGAAACTTTTTTTAGAGTTTCTTATTTCTAGCAGGGACTTGGCGGCTAGGTGTAATAATGTATTAGATCCAGAATACTTTGATCGTAGATTGCGACCAGCGGCAAAATTTATTAAAGAATACATTACAGAACATAGTAACGTACCTGATGCAAAACAACTTTCAGCAATTACTACTATAGAAATACAGGAAATTGGCGATAAAGCAGAAGAACATAAAAATTGGTTCTTAGATGAGTTTGAAGGATTTTCTAGACATAAAGCACTAGAAGGTGCAATTTTAACTAGTGCTGATTTGCTTGAAAAAAGTAATTATGGAGAGGTTGAAAATTTAATTAAGTCCGCAGTACAGGTTGGCCTTCCAAAAACATTTGGCACAAATTACTTTGAAAATCCTAAGTCCAGATTAGAAGGGCTTAAAGATGCAAATGGACAGTTAACAACCGGTTGGGCAACTGTTGATAATAAGCTATATGGTGGATTTAATAGAGGAGAACTAAACATTTTTGCAGGTGCATCTGGTGCTGGTAAGAGTTTGTTTCTGCAGAACTTAGGATTAAACTGGGCAAAAGCAGGATTGAATACTGTCTACTTTAGTTTGGAGTTAAGTGAGGGGTTGTGTTCTATGAGAATGGATGCAATGCTAACCGGAACATCTACTAGAGATGTTTACAAGAAAATTGATGATATTGATTTAAAAGTTCGCATGATTGGAAAGAAAGCAGGATGTTTACAGATTGTACAGTTACCAAATAGTGTTACTGCCAACGATCTATTAGCATGGATTAGAGAGTTTCAAACACAAAGGAAAGTACAAGTTGATGCAATACTTGTAGATTACTTAGACTTAATGATGCCAGCAGGACAAAAAATTAGTGTTGCTGATTTATATATTAAAGATAAGATTGTTAGTGAGGAATTGAGAAACTTAGCAGTTACTGAAAATCTATTATTTGCAACTGCATCGCAGTTAAACAGAAGTGCAGTAGAAAGTGTTGAATTTGACCATAGTATGATTGCTGGTGGTTTAAGTAAGATACAAACAGCAGATAATGTGTTTGGTATCTATAGCACTCCTAGTATGCGAGAAAGAAATAGAGTACAACTACAGTTTATGAAGACAAGAAGCAGTAGTGCAGTAGGACAAAAACTTGAATTAGACTTTGATCCAACAACATTACTAATTTCTGATTTAGCAGAAGATGCTGAACCGGTTGCAAGTTCAGCAACTACGGTGTTTAATAAATTGCATAAAACATCTAGTACAATAGTTTCGCCAGCAGAGCAACCACAAGCAACATCTTCTTCTGTTAATAGGGATAAACTTAGAGGATTAGGATTAACGAGAGATGTCTAAATTTTCTTTTTCATCTCTTGGCGGAATAACATCTGGAGTTTCTTCAGCAGTCTCACCGTCATCAAATTCTACATTTGGATCGTCTTTAGCATCTGATGTTGCAGATAGGTTATAATTCTGAATGGTATTTCTTAATCTAATAGTTAATGCGGCATCATCAGCAATAATATCAGCCATTGCTATAAAAGCAACTGTAATTAATTTCATTTCGCTTGTTCCCATAGGAGCACCACTTCGCATTTTGTTTAGTGCTTGTACAAACCTAGATTGTAATTCATCACTAACTAAAGGTCTTAATGTAATTTTTAAGCGATTTAATTCAGTAGTAGTAATGTCATGGGATACATTGCCTGTTGTTTTTGATACTTTTTCCTTAGGAGGATTGTTACCAACTGATCCGTCAGCACCTGGTGTTGATGAAAAATCTTCGTTAATAACAGATAAACGATTAATAAATTCACGTATTTCTTGGGCAGATGTCATGTTTTCAAATGTCTCCTATGAATGTATTTACCATAAATAGAGTTACTATGCAAATAAAAACTAAATCAATTCTAGAAGAAATTACAACGATTGTTCCTAAAAAGGACAAGCATTTAATGGTAGAAGGTCTTGCAGTACAAGCTCTTGCTAGAATATCAAACTTGATGAGGGTCATTGAAACTTCATATCCGCCGGATCAAGCACAAGATTTAACTAGACGTTTGCAACTAGCTATTAAAAATGGAGATCCTAAGAAGTTCACTCGAGGTGTTAGGATAATTAAAGAAAACGAAAATAAATAAACAAAATGAAGATTAAAGACTTAAATGAAAATGATAACTTTCAGATTGACGAAGGCGTATTTGGCGATTTAGCAAAACGAGTAGTTAACAAAACAAAAGATGTTGCTAACGGTGTTGGACTTGCTGTTCGCGGACAAGGAGCCAACGAGTTTGCTAAACTTACTAACCTAATTGATCAAAAAGCAGTACAGATGTTTAATACTGCTAGACCAGGCGAAAAAGATGCAACTGGTAAAGACTTACCTTTAGGTGATATCGTAAAGATGGTTGGTAAAGCAATTATGCAGGCAACTAACAATGCAGTTGGTACAAAACAGTTATTAGTTTATATCAAAGAAAATAAAAGAGAAATTATTAAGAACGTTAATGTAGCAGATAGAGGCGCCGCTGGAGCAGATCAAATGATTCAGTTAATGTTACAAGGTGGTAGTGCTACAGCACCTGAAGGCTTTGGTGTTGAAGAATGTGTTAGATCAATTTCATTGATTTTTTCTGTTACATTTTTACATATGCAAATCGAAATGGGACAACCTGGACAAGATCAACAGGCAGGCGGACCTACACAAACACCAAGTGAAGCTGAAAAGGCAATGGATGATAACCCAGAGTACCAAACAGAATTAAAAACATTCGAACAATTAACTACTAAACTTGCCGGAGAGTTATATACACCTGGTAATGCATTCTTAGCAAACATACAAGCAAATAATGAATTTCCTGCAAAGCAAGAAGCATTTATTGTTGGATATGCAACAGCCGTTAAAGCAAAATACTTTAATGCAGATTTAAAAGCATTGGAAACTGCCGCAAACTCAACTACACCAGAATCAGTTATTGACGACAACCAATGGAGAGC